CCTCCTCTTGATCGTCCTGCTATCCTGGGCCATGCTCGCCCTGACGCTCGAACGAGTACCAGCACCATGACAGCAGCACTTCTCCTCGATAAGAAGCGTGCCGACGCCGCAGAAACGATACGGCTTAAACACTATACTCATAGCGTCCCAAGCGGCAAATCGCACTATGTAGCTTTCAAAGATTGCCTTGTGGTCTGGTCGATACCGGCTAACAAGAACATTGCTGCTTTCATTCTTGGCCAGCCCGGAAATGTCTGGGAGCTTGCTCGGCTATGGGCACCTGACGGGCATGAAAAGAACCTTCTCACACAAGCTATTAGTGCTGCTGTAGAGGTAATTGTCCGGCTTGAGAGGCCTGATGCTCTAGTAAGCTACGCTGACCCCAATGTAGGACATAAAGGCGGCGTGTACCGCGCCGCGTCGTGGATCTATCATGGGAAGAGTGAAGAAGTGAGGACTTATCGCGATTCGCAAGGTAATACGTTTGCTAGGCGGGCCTTTCACTCAGGTAAAAAAGGAATGACGAAGGCTGAGATAGAGGCACTTGGTTATAGCGAATTGAAGTTACCTGGGAAAGAGCGCTTCGTGAAGCCGTTGACGCGCCGAGCACGCAAGATTTTGACCCCTTGACGTAACATTATGCCTTATTCACGCCAACACGATCCCCTCTATCCCGCCGCTATGGACGGCGTGAATAGCTGTGCGCCGGCCTTCCGCCAGAGGGTGCAAGCCGCTAAAGTAGCACTGAGAGTAGGTATCGACATCGAGACCGTGCGTAGGGAGCATGGTGGGGTGGTTCTGAAAGAAGCGCAGAACGTGATCGCACAAGAAAGGTCGAAAAGCAATGTTCCGTATCGTACAATCGCGTAGCAGCTACGGCTCTGAGCCAGGCAAGGTATCAGAAGTCCCGTATTTCTGGCTGGTCTGTGACGACCGCAAATGCGGTGTCTCGGCTCGCGCCGACATCCCCCAGTTGGATTCGCAGCAAATGGAGCAATCGGCTGCGGCTGCTGTGGATCTATTCACCAGACAAGCCGCTTCTGAGGGCTGGCTGCTGGCCGTCGATGGTCATTTCTGCCCGCATTGCTATAAAGAGATGGTCGCGAGGGATCTGAAACGGCAAGAGCAGTTGCAACGCATGCAGAGCGAGATGGAGGCGTTGAAGGACAAGGAGCGCGGCTACAATGGCGGTGGGGCGGCTCTAGTGCAAATTGGCGGCACGCCGCAGGAGATTAAGAGGGCGAGGGAGTTGGAGGAGCGCCGACGCCGCTTGACGACAGGCTTAAAGCAAGGTGTAGGGCCGAAGGAGGCGTTACAATGAGACTTGCCAAGCTCGCCTATGACGCCTATTCCAAGAAAACTGGCGGCGTTTCGTTGGCTACAGGCGACAAACTGCTGGAATTCGACGCTCTGAAGCCAGCGATTCAAGAAGCGTGGCAGGCTGCAGCGCAAGCTGTCGAGTACGATTGTATTGGCCCAATAGGCGGCGAAGGAGAACTTGACCCAACATGATGTCTCCACTCATAGCTCTCTGTTTCTGGTGCTCCCCCGTCACCATCCATTGCCACTTCCTCGCAGGCATCGACACCTGCTACGCCCGGCCTCGCGACCGCAAAGAGCATGAAGTCGTAGCCTATGGCCTCCCTCCAGGCATCGGCGTCACTGTATCAGGCGGTAAGGAGTTCAGTTGGACCATATCCGCTCCGAGCAAAACAGCACTTCCTGCTGTTACGGCTCCAGGCCTCGGCACTATCGGCACCGCCCATCCCCAACCCCTCGCTCCACCCGAGCCTATCCTGCACCATGTCCAGATCGACGGGAGGATCAGGAAGGTGAAGCGGTGATCCATGAGCAGAAAGAAAACTGGGCAGGTCCTATATCAAGCCAAACTCAAACGCCTAGCTGCAATATCTGCTCGTAAAAAGGATCGAAAGAAGCGGAAGCAAAGGCAGGAACAGGATCGTAGGCACTATGCTGCACTGAAACGGAGACAAGCGATTGCCGAAATAGCATCTTTGAAAGAGCAGTGGGCGCAGGAAGCTGCTTTGGCATCTGCTTCCTTTGCTGCAGAGCTTGAAGACGTGCTGCGTACTAAAGTTAGGGCAGTGCTGAATCTGTGTCCTTAAAATTCATCAAATGAGTACCGAATTAACCCTTCCTGACATCCTTCCCGACCCTACCGCCGCCTATTTCCCCAATTCCCTCCCCACTCTCCTCGCCGTCACCTCCTTCCTCCGGCCTAGCGAACGACCACCTCTATCGGTATGGGCCGAACGCAACATCGTTTTGTCATCCGAGTACAGCAAGAGAGCAACACGTCTAACCCTTTTCGCATGGCAAAGGGAAGTCTTCGATGCCTTCACCGACCCTTACATCGAAGACATCACGATCATGTCGGCCCGCCAGCTCCTCAAAACCCTGTTCCTCCAGTGCTGTTTGGCTTATACCATCGCCGAGGACCAAGGCCCTGTGATGATAGCCCAGCCGACCGATGAAGACGCCCGTAGCTTCTCCAAAGAGCGCTTGGCGCCGATGGTGCGCGACTGCGCCGCACTCAATGGGCTAATTTCGGAGTCTGAAAAGGGCGGGAATACGATTCTGAACAAGGAATTCCCTGGTGGATCGGTAATGATCGTCGGTGCCACCACCGCTGGCAAAGCAGCCCGCCGCACCAATCGCATCGTCATGCTCGATGAAATCGATAAATACCAGGCTTCTGTAGGAAAAGAGGGCGATTTCGTAACAATCGCCGTCGAGGGCACCCAAACCTTCATCGGCTCGCGCAAAATCATCAAAACCTGCTCGCCAACCACAGCCGGATTCTCCCGAATCGACAAATCATACGCCGCATCGGACCAGCGTAAGCCCTACGTCCCCTGTCACGCCTGCAATCACATGCAAGTCTTAAAATGGGCGCAGGTGAAGTGGGATACCGACGTTTCTGATGAGTTAAAGCCCAAAACAGCGCGATACGTATGTGAAAACCCCGCTTGCGGTGCGAGTTGGAACGATTATCAGCGCTGGGCGGCTTGTACCCGCGTAGAATGGCGCGCTCATCGCCCGTTCGCCGGCAAAGCGGGGTTCTGGATCTCCCACTTGTACTCGCCCTGGAAGACCCTCTCCCTGATGGTGTCAGACTGGTTAGAAAAGTACCAAGACCCCATGCAACTCAAGGCGTTTATAAATACGGTTCTCGGTGAACTATGGGAGGATGCAGGCTCCGCACCCGACCCTGAAGTGCTCTATTCGCGCCGCGAGGACTATCCACACACCGATCTAGCCGTAATACCTCGAAATGGGCTGTTTTTAACCGCCGCAGTCGATGTCCAAGAGTCTCCACCGCGTTTGGAATGTGAAGTTAAAGCCTGGGGTAGAGGTAGGGAAAACTGGTCTATTGGGTACTATGTGATCCAAAAACAGGCCGAAAATGGCGAATTACTCCCTGTATCCTCACCGGAATTGTGGCAAAAGCTCGATCAAGAGGTCTTACAAGCCCTCTACCAGCACGAATCCGGTCGCCAGTTGCCAATCATGTGCATGTGTATCGATACAGGCTCAACTCCCAAGCCCGTATACGAGTTCGCTCTCCGCCACCAACGCCTCTCTTTCGGCCCTGCAGGAGCTAAAATCGCTGCTATCCGCACCGTAGTCCCGATTAAGGGTAACGACGATCCTCTCCGTGTGATTTCGGCTGTTTCCAAGGAAAACCAGTCCGTCAAGCGCCAAAACATCCGCATTGTCTCAGTCGGTACGCATTGTATCAAGCAAGAGTTGTTCGAATTGCTCAAAGGAGTTCGTCCTCGCGCGGATGGTAAGCCCCAACCAGGCTGCTGCCACTTCCCGATGTACACCATGGAGTATTTTCATATGTTAGCATCTGAAACTCGGATTGTACACGAAGAGACTGGAGATGTGGAATATCGCAAAAAACCCAACGCACGCAACGAAGCCCTCGACACTTTCGTATACAACCGTGCCGCCGCTGCTCTCGTCGGCATCGATCGCTTCACTGAAGCCCATTGGAGGAAGATGGAACTCGCTGTGGGGATCAATGTGCCATATTCGGAAGAGAAAGAAGCGGAGGAAGCTGAACAGGCCGCTGCTTCCGTAGATCCTAGCACACCACCGGCGTCTAAGGCACCTGCTCCTGCTCCTAAGCCTGCCGCCCGACCTCCCGCACCTTCAGGCCCCCTCCCTCCCCATCTCCAATCCGCCCATACCGATGCCGATCCGCAGCGTTCCGGTCTATCCCCCCTTGGACGCGGACGTAAGTTTCGTGGTAGTTTCTAGTTACCATGTCCTGTTCCAACGGCTCTTCGGCTGAATTCACACAAAACGACCTACTCGCCTTGGACAAAGCCATCGCCTCGGGCGTCAACCGCGTGCGGTTCGACACAGGACGCGAGATGCAGTACAACACGGTGAAGGATATGATGATGGCGCGCGATTTGATTCTGGACTATTTAGGTCAAGCCGCCGCCCCGGCCCGCCGCCAGATCCGTATCTTTACAGCGAGCGGGTGGTAGTTGATGGCGAATGTGACACCCAGTAGCGGAATTACTGAACTGGCACTTACTCAGTTTGACTATAACCAGTGCCGCCATCTCAAACTCTGGCGGGCTGGTTTCAATGCAGTCACCCGCAAGCAGCGTTTGAAATGTAGTTACTGCCGTAAGTATTTTACTGTTAATAGCCGTGCCGACAGGCTCATGCGGATCAGGGTCGTGGCGCAACACTTTCTCGCAGGCGTTAGCATCAGGCGCACGGTGCGGTTTACAGGATATACAAAAGAGACCGTGCGGAAGTACTATCAACTACTGACTGAGTTTCAGTCCCGAAAGAGGGCTATTTAATGAAATTACTTTTGTTGTTTGCAAGCCTTGCCTGCTTTACCGGCTTTGCACAAAGCCTCTCGCAAACCTGCCCTGCCAGCGTTAAAGCAGGCACTACACTCACCATACCCGTCTCGCTCGTCAATGGGCAGAGCGCATCCGGCTTGCAATATACAGTCACCGCGCCTAGCAACCTAGGCACACTAACCGCGTTGGTCGCCGGGAGTGCGGTTACCAACAGCAAACAGCTTTACCAGACTGGCTCTGTGATCCTGATCGGCGGCTTCGGCCCGCCTCCTACTGGTGGCAGTCTGAACAGTTCGCAGATGTCGGATGGAGTGGTGGCTAATCTAATGTGGCAAGTCCCGGCCTCTCTCGGCAATCAAACCGTACAAATCTCCATTACAGGCGCCACAATCCCGATGGTTGCGACCTCGCCTTCTGGCGTCGTCATCCCCTTAACCGCAAACCCTCCCTGTGCCGTTTCCGTATTACCAAGCGCTAACTTCTGCGACTTGAACGGGGACGGCGTGGTGAATCAGGCCGATGTTACAGTGCAACGCACTCTAGTAACAACCTTCCCACAGCCCAGCAACTGCGCTCGTAACACGAATGGCTGTAATGTAGGGGCGATTCAGATCGTAGTGAATGCGGCGCTAGGCGGGGCGTGTACTGCTACACAATAACTTGCCGCAAGTGCTAGACTGTTCGACATGGCTAAGCCTACCAGCCTGATCGCGCGTGCGCGCGCCGCACTTGCGAGTGCCATATCGCCGGCACCTACTACTCTCTCCCTCACTCCCGCTCCCAGTGTCCGCGCCTCCAACTCCTCTGGCGTCCCCTTCGATGGTGGCTCCTCTGGCCGCCGCGCCTTCGGTTGGAATCCCACCCGCTTAGGCCCCACCACTAGTATCTATACGTCGTGGGACAGACTTCTAGCGCGCTCCCGCGATGCCGTCCGCAACGACCCTTGGGCTACCTCCGCCATCGACAACTTTGAATCGCAAATCATCTCTACTGGTATCCGTCCTCGGTGGAAGATCAAGAGCAAGGCCAAGCGGGACCAGGTGGAGAAGGAGTTTGCCAAGTGGAGTAAGAAGTGTGATGCGTCAGGCCGGTCGAGCTTCTACGGCCTACAGGCCACGGCAGCGCGCGAGATGTTTGAAGGCGGCGAGGTCTTCACACGCCTTCTCACTCGTCCACCATCGTTCAAACTCCGCATCCCCCTCCAGTTGCAACTGATCGAGTCTGAACAACTGCCTCTATGGCGCAACGCCGTCTCGGGCATCGGCGATATGGAAGTGCAGAACGTCAATTCCGTTCGTACCGGCATCGAGTTCGACCAATACGACCGGCGCGTGGCGTACCACTTCTACCGCGCGCATCCTGGCGAGACCATGTTCTACCCGCTCGACGGCTTGGCGTTCATGCGGGTGCCCGCTGAATTCGTCGTCCATACCTACCGCCCGCTCAGAGCTGGTCAGTTGCGCGGCGTGCCGCATCTCACTTCAGTATTGACGCTGCTCTACGAGCTAGAACAATACACTGACGCCGAGCTAGTCCGTAAGAAGATACAGGCGATGTTCGCGTTCTTCATCGAGAAGACCTCGCCTGACATCGACGTGATCCCTACCACTGACGGCGATCCCGCTACAGGAGCACAAGCCTCTACTACGGATCTCGGTATCTCCAACGCCAAACTCGAAGCTGGCTCCGTCAACGAGCTATTGCCAGGCGAGAAGATCACTTACCCCCAACTCCCCATCGATTCGGATTTCGCATCCTTCATGAGAGTCGAGGGGCATCGATTCGCCGCCGCGATCGGCGCCACGTACGAACAGATCACTGGCGATTTACAAGGCGTCACGTACAGTTCGATCCGCGCCGGCCTCCTGGACTTCCGCCGTAAGTGCGAGATGATGCAGCACCATATCTTCGTGCATCAATGGTGCCAGCCTATCGCGGAAGCCTGGCTCAAAGAAGCCGTGATGTCAGGCGTCATCGACCTGCCTGGGTATGTCGAAGACCCCGATCAGTACACCGATATCCTCTGGACGCCCTCAGGTTGGGATTGGGTTGATCCTCTCAAAGACGTACAGGCAGACATCTTTGCCGTGCGAGCTGGCTTCACGACGCGCGCTCATGTCGTAGCCGAGAGAGGCCAGGATGTCACGGTTCTGGACGAGGAGTGGGTGCAGGATCGCGACCGCGCTCACGACATGCAACTGGTCTACGACTCCGACCCGAGCCAAGTTCTGACCAAGGGTGCCAAGAATCCTACTCTCGATGCGGACGGTAATCCGATATCGGTGCCGGGAGCGCCGGTTGGCGATGGCAATGCGCCATCAAGCCAGCCAGATAATCAACCGAAGCCCACTCCTGGTGCTCCGGTGAAGAAAGCCAAGCAGCGCCCTCTGGTACAATAAGCATCGATAGGGGCGGCTCTTTACTACCTTTCCTCCGCTCCTCCGTGCCTGCCCTGGTTGGAGGTAATTGCCGCCGACGATTGCCTCCAGCCACCCTCACTCAGAAGCGCTAGATCCTAGCACTTCCACCCCCGCTTGACAGTCTATGCTTGCAACGCTTCTTATTTCTGTGCTACTCTCCTACCCAACAGTATAAATTCAGACCAAAAGGTCTTTTAATACTTGACTATTAGTAAGTAATTCGACATGGGACGGATTAAAACAACTCGACGCGGCGGCTCTACAAAGCAAGTAGTCTCTGCCCATGCCGATACCAGTTCCAAGCGCCCTCTCCTCCACCTGAGCGACCGCATCTTCGGCCCCCCGTTGATGATCCACCAGAACAAACTCCGCGTCGTCTTGGAGGAGATCGGTGGTCGCCTCGACCCTATCTCTTACCAATCTGCTCTCGACGCCCTCCTCCCTTCTCTCGAACCTGGCATCGGCCCTCTCGCTGCCTTATCCCTGCGCGAACCTTCCGACCGCAAGTCCTACGCCGTCACCGACTCAGGCATCGCCATCATCCCTATCGAAGGGATGCTGATGAAGAAGTCCACTTGGATGAGCAGTTGGTCCGGGATGTGCACGTATGAAGATATAGGAGAGCAGTTCGCCGAAGCCCTCGCCGATAGCACAGTGCGAGCCGTATTGTTCGACGTAGACTCTCCTGGCGGCGAGACCCACGGGTGTTTCGAACTCACCGACCAGATCTACCAGGCCCGCGGCCAAGGCAAACTGATCTACGGCTCGGCCAACGACCTCGCTGCCTCCGCCGCCTACGCTCTGCTCTCGGCCTGCGACCGGAACTTCGTTACTAGAACTGGCGCTGTCGGCTCTGTCGGTGTCTACTCCATGCACTGCTCGCAGCAGGAGATGGACAAGAAAATCGGATTGAAGTACACGTACATCAGTGCAGGCGAGCGGAAAGTAGATGGCAATCCCCACTCTGATTTGTCTGAGACGGCACAGGCCGAAGCGCAAGCCGAAGTTGATCGCCAATACGCGATTTTCGTAACGACCGTAGCCCGCAATCGCGGCGCCAAGGAATCCGCTGTAATCGGCACCAAAGCCCTGTGCTTCTTCGCCGAGAACGCCGTACCATTGCTCGCGGATGAAGTCGGCACTTTGGAAGATGCCGTGGCGGCGCTTGAATCACGCATCTCTACCGGCGCTACCACTGTCGGTTTGCGTGCGCCTCGCACCATTTCACTTTCGCAAGACCAACTGCGCCAATTGAATGCCGGTACGCCGGTCGTAATTACTCCAACACCTACTCCTAAGGAGGCTTTACCTATGTCCGCACCCAATGCGACCGCTCTTACCGTTGAAGAACAGTTGGCGGCGCTTCAGAAAGAGAATGCCGAACTGAAAGCGAAGGCAGCGATTGCCGCCGCTGCTCCTGCTACTGCGGCTCCTACCGCAGTTGCCGCTGCCCCCGGCGAAGATTGCGATGACGATGAAGAGGACGACAACCCACCCATGCAAGCCACCCAGCAACCTATCCTAGTCCCTGCCGCCGCAGCCCAACCGGCTCCCGGCACTCCCGCTCCAAAGCGTTCCGGTCGTAGCGCCGCCGTCATCATCGCGGAACTCTGCACTATGAACGGTGCCGACGCTCAATGTTCCGAGTTGATCCGTGCCAATGCCGAGGGCAAGAAGACAGTGGCCCAGATCCGCGAGGAATTCCTGGCCAAACGCTCTGCCGCCTCTCACGCCAATATGACTTCCAACGGCCATTCAGGCGGCACTGCCGGCTCCCCCTTGGACCGCATGGAGCAGATGGCCGTCACTCTCGTCGCTAATTCAGGCGGCAAGCTCTCCAAATCCAAGGCCTACGAGACAGTTCTCAAAGCCAACCCCATGGTCTACCGCGATTACGTCGAGGAAAAGGACGAGGCGGCTCTGACCCCCGGTCGCCGCCGCGCTTATCTCGAACAGATGGGTCCGAAGATGGCCGCGATGGGGCTGGGATCGCAGTTCGTACGGCAGTAGCCACAGCAGGCAATGCTTGGTAATGCAAATTCAATTTAAGGAGACCACTTACAATGTCTGTTGAAAGCAACCTGAGTTCCCGCTCGGAAGTCGCTGCCGCCGATCTCAGCGCTAAGCAATTTTATGCAGTTACCGTAGGTAGCACGGGTATGGATGTCTCGACCGCAGCTAAGTCCATCGATGGCATCCTCCAGGACAAACCCACTTCAGGCCAAGTCGGCTGCTACGCCCATAGCGGGCGCACCAAAGCCGCCATCTCGGCATCACAAACCATCACCAAAGGCGGCTTGCTCGAAGTCGCCTCCGGGGGCACCCTCGTCCCTATCGCCTCCGGCATCGCCGTCGCCAAGGCCATGGAGTCCCTGGTCTCAGTCGCCGCCGTTCGCCTCATCACGGTCGAACTGCTCCCCGCTGCCGGCGTCTACGCTTAAAGTTTCGTGAACGTAATTTGACTATAAGGAGACTTACACTCAATGCCTCAACCGACCCTCAGTGACGTTCACGTGAACGCCCCTCTTTCCAATCTCTCGATGATGTACGCCCAGGAACTCGACAACTTCGTCGCCGACCGCGTATTCCCCATCGTCCCCGTGCAGAACAAATCGGATCTCTACTGGATCTTTGACCGCTCGGACTTCAACCGGGACCAGATGCAGAAGCGCGCGCCTGCTACCGAATCCGTCGGTGGTGGCTACAAGCTAGGCACCGGCTCGTACGATGCAACCGTATGGGCCTTGCACAAGGACATCGACGATCAGATCCGCGCCAACTCAGACCCCGGCTTGAACCCGGACATGAACGCTACGCGCTGGCTCACCACGCAGGCTCTGATCTCCAAAGAAGTCGCTTGGGCTGCATCCTTCTTCACCACGGGCGTCTGGACCACTCAATACGCCGGTGTCGCCGCTGGCCCCGTCGCCGGCACCTCAGTCCTGCAATGGAACGACATCAACTCGAACCCGATTGCAGATGTCCGTGCCATGGCCACCGCGGTCGCCCTCTCCAACGGCGGCTTCCGCCCCAACAAACTCGTCCTGGGCCGTCCTGTCTTCGACGCTTTGCTCGACCACCCCGACTTCCTCGTTCGCCTCAACGCAGGCCAAACTCCCGGTGGACCGGCTCGCGTCACCCGCGATGTCCTGGCTATGCTCTTTGAAGTTGACGAAGTGCTGGTGATGGACGCCATCTATAACACAGGCCCCGATAGCAATCTGGCTTTGAACTCGGGCGAATCGAACGCCTTCATCGGCGGCAAATCGGCTCTCTTCGTCTACACTCCCAGCTCCCCCGGCCTCGAAGAACCAGGCGCAGGGTACAACTTCTCCTGGACCGGGTATTACGGTGCGAACGGATTCGGCTCGCGCATCTCGTCGTTCCGCATGGAATGGCTCAAATCGACGCGCGTCGAGATTGAACAAGCGTACGTG